TGATGGTAATGCTGCAGAAGATTTTGCTAAGGGTAAGAAGAAAGGTAAGAAAGTTGTTAAGACTACTAAAGACTACCTAGAGAGTTTGGGTAAAGACTCTGAATTTATCCAAAAATTCTTAGGAGTATTCAACACTAAGGTTAAGGCTGGGAAGACTTTCAGCTACTCTCCTGAGACAGATACGCTTTCTGTTGGATCTTCTAAACTTAGTCGTAAAGAAACTATAGAGGCTGTAGAGCATGAGATTGTACATGCTGCTACTTTGAGTGAGATAAGGAAAGCTCTCATAGGAGAAGCTGGCCCTACTGCTACTAATGACGTTAGGTATTTTCAAAAGACTTTGAAAAGGCTGAAAGAACTTAGACATAAAGCTTCTGAAGACGTACAAGTACGTATAGACTACATTCTCTCTCAACCTACTGAAGAACAGCAGTTAGCGGAGTTTGTAGCTGTAATGCAGTCTGAAAAAGAGATTGCTTCAGGAATTTATAAGCTAGTGGATAATCGTACACTTAGGCATAAGATTCTGCAGTTTATTAATAAAGTTAAATTAGCTATCTTAGCTCTTACAGACGCAGATTTTGATAAAGAGGTAGATTCTCAAAAACTTTATGGAGCACTTCAACGTACTCTTGATAGAGGTATTGCTGCTAGAGTGGAAAATCAGCAAGAAACTGAAGCTATTCTTAAGTCTATAAAAGAAGTCTATGGGTACGGTAAAGCTACTAGTCCTATAGACGTAGACTTCTTAAACGCTGCAGTAGCTAGACTTGTTATGGATAAGGCTGAAGAGAGAGGTAAAGGCATATTGAGCAATGCTCACAATATCCTTAGTCAATATCCTCTTTACACAGAGGCAGTAGACAAGTTAAGGAAAATCTATAACTCTTCTGAAGACCTTCAGCAATTGCTACACACTATTACAGGTGAAGATGTAGACAAGAAGAAGAAAGCTGATGCTTTAGCTAAATTCGCTCAGGTATCTGCTCAACGTAATGATGTAATACAGAAGGGACTTTCTGAGTTTGAGGAGTTGACTAAAGACCTCTCAGACAAAGAGAAGAAGACCTTAGATACTTCTATTCTAGGTATTCCTCTACATGACTATTTTGTACAGGCCAAAGAACTAGACACCGTAGCTAAGATTGATGCTGAAGTGGCAAGACTTGAGAAGGAGTTAGAAAAATTTCCTAAAGCTTTATCAGATATAGATTCTTTGGTACGACTTAACTTGCATGATGATGCTTCTGGAGGAGTTTATAACCTTCAGAGTTACGGTACAGATTCTAAATACCATTTGGAAGTTAGAAAGCTTTTAGCTTTAAAGTCTATTCAGGATATAGGTACTAAAAAGTTTACTAATCTTCTAGCCAATAAAGCTCTTATGGCTAAAGTAGAGGACTATACCGTAGCGAATCATTTAAGTTTGATGAACTTTAAAGGTTCTGAAAACTTAAGGTCTACTGGAGTTCCTCACAGTTTTAGTGAAGGCGTAGAACCACGAGCTATTACGGTAGATGAACTTCCTTCCTACGAGTATGGAGAAAATACTGGATGGAAGGTAATCAAAAAACCTACTAAAAGTACTTTAGGACTTGTGTATAGAGAGGTTATTGACTCTACTTCGATCCCAGGAGCTTTTACAGACGTTAAAATGTCGTCTGCTGACTTAGACGTAGCTTCTAGTAAAAAGTCCTTCAGTAACGTAGTAAGTACGCCTAATGGCTACCGTATGATCCTCACACAAGAACAACGAGATACTATGGGAGCTTTAGGAGCTGTACAGTCTCTTGTAAGAGGTACTGCTCATGCTATGTCTATTCAAGAATCTCAAATAATTAGAGAAGAGATGCTGAAAGCTGAAACTACTATGCAGCTTACTGCTAGTAACCTTCAGGATCTTCAAGACACTGTGGAAGACAGCAGTAGAGAGAATCCTTGGTTTCTTAAAGCTAAAGGTATCTCTTACTCTGATTTGCCTGCTTCAGTTAAAGCTAGGTATAAGCCTGTAGGAAATAGAGCTTCTGACGTACAGGGCTTCAATAAAGGTGTAGATTTTGTAAGAAAGGATATTTCTCATTGGCTACTTGGAGGAGCTAGTAGTTCTCCTTTTACCAGTCCTAAGTGGAAATGGGCTTTACGCATAACCAAAGATCTAGTATCTATGGCTAAAATCGGTATGGTTGTACTGAATCCAGGGAAGATAGCAAGAGATAACATCTCTAATGTGGCTTACTTAGGTGTGATGGGAGTTAGTCCTTCTTTTGCAGCAAATTCCTATAAGGATATTATGGAGGAGTTTGGTGAGTACACTGAGGCAAAGAATGAACTTTTAGCCTTAAAAGTATCACTACTCGCTAAACCTAATAGTACCAAGTTACAGAAAAAAGCTAAGAGTTTGCAGAAGCGATTAGACAGAAATCCTATATCTTCTATTGAAGCTAAAGGGTTCTTAAACTCCTTAGGTTCTGCTCTTGTAACAAGAGAAGCAGAAACCCTTGGTGGAGTTCAGAAAGATATTGATGTTGCTTTGAAATTCCTTCTAAAGGAGCAAGATGGTAAGAGTAATTACTTGGCTCACTTCTTAATGCAACTTCAAAAAACTGGCCCTCAAGGAGAAGACTTCTTAAATTACTTGGGTGGAGTTGTCGGTAAGTATAAAGGAGGTAAAGAGCTTGATAATGAACTTACTAAGATAGCTGATCGTTTATCTAAGATTCGTAATGATAAAGATGTTGAAGCTTATGCTGCTCAGTTCATTAATGCTCCTCAGAGTGAAGCTGTAAGGTTTGGAGCTAACATAACAGACTTGTCTGATGTATTAGCTAAAGAAACCTACTACAGGCATTTGACAGAGAATGAAGGAATGTCTCCTGAAAAAGCTAGAATTAAAGTCCTAGACTCTTTCCCTAATTACATTGAGAACATGCCTTTAGCTGTTCAGCAGTTAAGCGATGTAGGAGTTATAATGTTTCCTTCTTTCTGGATGAGGATTCAGAAAATTATTTATAGAATGGCTAAAGATAGACCTGTTAGTTTAGCTACAGAGGAGATGATTGATTCTTACTTCAACCTTCATGCTGATACTATCTTGGATTCTAATATTATTAATAAAGCTACTTCTTGGGGTGGAATACTTCATAGCCCTCTAGAGGTAGTAGGAGCGGGAAGTATCTTCCCACTCCATGCCCTCTAATTACTCGTTAAAGTCGTACCAGTCTGTATCTTCCTCGTGGGAGAAATAAGCGTAAGCTAAAGCTCCCACGACTAAGATTACTAGTAAGAACAGTAATAAGTACGCAAAGTAGAAAGAAGCTATCACCACCGCTCCAGCTACCGTAACGGTAAGTAGAGTTTTGATGACAGCTCCTAACCAATTCAGCATTAAGTATTACCGAAGCGTTTTTTACCAAAGCTAGGGGCTTTAGTAGCTGCTGCAGAAGTTCCTGCTGTACCTTTAGGACGACCTGCAGATACCCACTCTTGAATAGACTCAGCAGTAAGGTCATTCTCGTACTTGACGTTATCTGCGTATTTCAATTCTTTTTCATAAGCAGCTCCAAAGTTAGCATCTTGTACAACCTCTTCTGCAGATGCTTTATCAGCTCTGAAGAAAGCTCTGATATTCTTACTTTCTCGAATATTGCCATTCCAAGTGCTATAACCCATTTGTACACGCATTAGTGCTTCAATATCCATAAGATCTTCAAGTACTGCTACTGTTTTATCTGCACCTTCTTTACCGATAGGAAGCGCCATCTCTACAGGATCTGCAACATTATCTATATCAGCTACTACTAGGAGTTGGTTGAATGCCTTAGCTCCAATCTTGTTATCTGAACCATCGTTATTAGTAATACGAAGATTTCCGTAGATCATTTGCTGTTGACCTTCATGTTCTACGAAGAAATCAATTGAAGTAGACCCATTCTTAGACACATCAACAATGGCCGCTAGGATGGTTACAGGAAAGAATCCTGATTTATTAATATAGCTACTGCCTGATGATTTAACGTCTTCTGCTTTTTTACTTGCTTTAAAAAATGACATAATATTTACCTTATAGTTGTTGTGGGGAATTTCCCCGATTACGGTTTCCCGTGCTTTCTTAGAGGGTTTAGCCTCTTTGATTTAGAGTGACCATTTAGCAGATTCTGTTTTAGATTCTGTTAAGGTCTTGATGTAGTGATTAATATCGAAGTCATCCATGTCTACAGAAGGCTTTAAACCCTTCAGAGTAGTTCTGCATGGAAACTTCATAGACGTTTGATGTACTACCAGTTTGTTAGATTTCTTTTCAATGTAAATGGCTTCATTTACGACACTCATCCAACTCCCTGACTTAGCAAATTGTCCTGTAGCAGGGATTATATGCCTTCCTGAATCTGCATCAAACATACAGTGAGCTGCAATAACTACGTTTATACCGTTAGCTATAAGTACTTCTTCTATGTACCCATTGAAGTTCAACGTATCTCTATTATTGTTAGAGTGAATATCGAATCCTGTAAATCTAGTCCCGTTATACTTCTGTATAGCACTGTAAAGCTGTGTAACGGTATCTATAACAACAGTCTTAGGATACTCTCCCTTCTTATCATTATACGCTTCTATCTTAGCGTTAATCTCGTCAGTTAGTGTGTCCATACCTTCATAGTTAGGTATGTTTGCGTGTATTGCTGGAAACCCGTACTCCTTGTGATCTAAGTTAATTACTAGTGCATTCTCAATCCCGGAAGTCAGTGTAGACTTCCCACAAGACTCATAAGCACTTACCAACAGTTTTACTGCTTTTGACATAGTTTTTCTCCTTTAAGTTGTTGTAGTATCTTACCCCTAGCTCGCATAATACATATGCCTAGGAGGTTCTTTCCTTGCCATAACGCCTCATCTAATACCTCTTTTTGGTCATAATGTAGTCCTATACCCCAAACAGTGTCTGTAGGGGAGGCTTCGACAAGAGTTAAATGTTTATGTGCTGTTAGGGTTTTTAGTAAATCCTCGTTTTGTAAGAATTTTAAATAGTTACCCTGGGTAACAATCTTTGTCTTAACAGAGTCCCATACGTTATCAGAGAAGTTGGTTATGCTTTGTCCCAACTCCTTAGCAGCTTGTGGGTTATTAGAACTCATAACTTTTTCGTATACCTCTTCTTGACCAAAGGCTTTAGCTTTATGAGCCATCATGTACTGTTCTGCTGATAGGTATTTAATTCCTCCTTCTTCAAAGGTACTCTCATACCACTGAGAGTAGATACCTCCCCAAAAGTACATGTGTGTTTTTGTTACCCTACTCATTTATTTTCCTTCTGTATCTCTAGCAAGTGCTATGGCGTTTCTGTCATGAATCCAAAGCATTTATTTCTCCTTTAATCTCATATCATGGAATATTACGTGTGTTAACTCTGGATACTTCTTAGAAGCTTCTAAAGAATCAACTGCAAGATCTAAAAGACTTTCAATGAAGCTGAAGTCTTCTTCTGTAATACTCTCGGTAAGTACAGTTACTTCAGAAGGGTAAGACTTAAATTGTTTTCCTGTCTTAGGACTGAACTCCCCTACAATAGGACGATTAACGTAAATTAGGCGTATTCTCGTAGGGTTATAACCATTAGCTCTTGCTATAGCGGCATACACTAATAGTTGGTACTTATAGTAAGAAGGGATGGATGAAGGTTTTCTAGAACTGCTGTAGGTCTTATAATCTGATACTACTGTATCTTCTTTAGTACCTTCTAAAGCATCTACAGTCCCTCCTGCAAAGTATCCTTTACATAGTTCACCAATCATCTGTTTCTCAACAGCTAAGTAGGCTCTATCAAGTACGTAATCGTTTACAAGAGCTGTAGCCATCTCTGGGTAGCATTCTCTTACGATGTCAGGATTATAGTCCTCTGAGGTCTCCTTAGAGTCGATGTAACGCTCAATCTCATTCTTGTCTACCTCTTCACCTAAAGCTACCATTTCAGCTATGTAGTGACAGATAGTCCCGATGTAGCTAGAGGTATTACCTCCGAACTTATCCTCTTTTAAGATTTCATTTCGATACCACTCATGGGGTCTTTCTACAAATTTGCTGAAAGCACTAGGGCTGAATACTGTAGCTCCTTCATACGGTTTAGGTGTTGGTACATAATCTAATTTATTACTCATTATTTTCTTTCTCCAGAGCTTCTGTTAAATCGAAAAGGAAATTGCCATATTTCGTAGAGCAAGGAAGTGAACAATTTTCAGTACCTTCATCACTCCTAGAGTTTAAAAAATCAGTCATGTACTTTACAGTTTCTATGTCTGAAAATTTTACAGTAACTTTCTGCTCTTCTTCTACAAAGTGGTCATGTATCCACATGGCTAAATCTTCTTCTGTAAGTTTGAAGAGGACACCATCTTTTTCTTTTGCTTCATCTATGCGTTGTAGAATGTACTCAGCACACCCACTACATTCCCACTCTAGTTGGGTAGTTTCTTTATCCATTATTCTTCCTCTTCAAATTCTGCATTTGTTAGTAAATTCACTCTATACCTCTTATATCCTTTAATATTTTTTCAATTTCTTCTATAGAAGCCTTATTAGGTATTGTGTGCAATTCTGCCCAATTTTTTCCTATTTCGCCTTCAGCTTCGTTATGGATTTGCTCTCCTTCTAAGTACTCAACATTCATAATTTCTATGAGGTTATCGTTTAACCATTTAAGGACTTTTGGGTCATCATCTACATCTACATAAATACTGTCATAGATAGTAGCTTGAACATCCATTCGAGCTTTTAATCCCGCTTCTTTAATGCGGTAGTTAAGCTCGTTTATAGCTATAAGAGTTAAGATACTCCAGAACTGTACAGTTGCATTAGAAATGCTTCTAATCTCTTTTCTGGGATCACTGCAGTACATCCTGCAGCCTAACCCTAGGTGTACGTAACCCTGCTTTGTAGCAGTGTCTAGTACATAGTCTTCTCTATACTTTGTAATTCCTGGGTACAGTTCATCATGGTAAACATCAAAGATACGTTCTGCCTCTTCAAGCAGACATTTAATGGATTGAGCTACCTTAGGAGGAAATGCTCCATAAGCTAATCCAAAACTGACAGGCTTAGAGTCCTGTCTTATCTGTTTAGCTTCTTTTATGCCTTCGTCTACGAGTTCTTTCAGCTTTATACTAGCTTCTTTATAATCCTTGAAAGTTCCTATTAAAGCTTCCACTCTTTCTCTGAAATAGTAAGTAGCAGACAGAGAGTGTCCATCTAAACCTTCCAGAAATAAGGCTAGTTTGTTTACATCTTTAGATAAGTTAGCAATTACTCGGTCTTCTAAAGCAGCAAAATCTGCTGTATAGATAACCCTTCCTTCAGAAGCTACAAAGCATTTCTTAAGAGGTTTAGCGTATATAGACCCTGTACTAGGGGCGTTAAGAAGATTAGGTGAGTTAGAGGTATTACGGAAACTTTTAGCTCCAAAGAGTTTTATGTTCCCGTATAAGACTCCATCTATTGTATAAGCATCAAAAGCTTTTAAAAAATTAGACTTAATAATTCCACTATAAGAAAAGTCTACTAGAGTCTGTAATAGGTTCTTTAGTTGCTCATCGGTACTCATAAGAAGCAACTCTTCGATTTGATCTCTACCCCAACTAGCATTTCCAGTCTTTTTACTTTCAGCTAGAGGTTCTATCTTGAACATCTCAAATAGCTCTTGCTTCTGTTTAGCACTTCCTGGATTAAAAGGAGGTACTGTTACAACTTGATCTGCTGATTCATACCTAGGTCTATTCCATAGTTCTAAACGGTACTTAGCAAAAGCTTTCATACCTTCTTCAGCAATTTCAGATTTTGGTACTAATCTTTTTTCTATTATAGCATCTAAGAAAGGTAGTGCATGTATCTTCTGGTAGCCTTTAAGTGCCTTAACTGTCCACTTATCTTGAACATCTTTACGTCTACCTAAGCGTATTAGCTGTGTATTTACTACCCAAGTTCTATGGTTAATATCCTTAGCTTTGTATTTAACTAAGAAGTCTCCTAGAATTCTTATATTCTGTGTAGCTTTCTCTCTATGCTGTTTCTGCAGTGTTACTGCTCTTTGTTCTTGATACTTCCTTATTATAGGGTTCCTGTTAAGTTTTTTAGAGACATCCTTTAACACAGTAGTAATTTGTGCTCTAAGGCTCTCTACGGCTCTCTTATCAATGTTAAGACCCTTGTTAGTCATCTTAAGCATGTCTTCAATAAACTGAGATGCAAAGTTCCTGTAGAAGTATCCAGGATCTTCCTCTCCAGGATCAAATTCTGAGGGAGGAGGTAATGGTAAAAGCTGGTGAGGTCTAATTTTATTTTTCACCTTTAAAACCCCTCTAGCAGCTTTTTGATAGTCTCTAAAGTACAAGTCCTCAACTCGTTTAAGCGATTACCTTGCTTATGACGAGCTTCTAGATGACTCAGATCTTTTAAAAGTTGGACTACCTTAAGTTCAGAAGCTTCTAACTTAGCTTTTAGGACTATTCCAGCAATACAAGCTACTAGTAGCATCACAAATAGTAAGATAATTACGTAAGTATCAGGATCTGGCATGAATTTCTCTCCTTATGTTATTTTTCTTTTAAGTGTTCTTGTAGTTGTTCCCACAATAGAAGTACAGCTCCACCATCTGTAGCTGCGTATTCTATGAAATCAGGATTCAGTAAATCCTCAGGTTCATACATGTCAAATAATGACCATGCGGGTTTGTAGTAGCTACCCACCAACACCTTTAGACCTATCTTAGATTTGAAGTTATCTGCATTGTTGATTAAGCATTTAGCCAATAAAGCAGTATCTTCGTAATTCTCAGGTAAGCTTCCTACTCTATGAAGCATAATCCTTAGGTCAAAAAGAGCGTTATGGATAATGAAACAGGACTTCTGTCTCTTTATCCAATTCCAGATATAGATCTCATCTGAAGTTTTACTGGCTACAAGCACAATAGATTGGCTACTACTTATCCCAAATACGAAATGTGTAGTACGTACTAAACTTGGATGGCTTAAGCCTGAATTGTTAGCTACTAGTATGTACTGACTCCTCAAAGTAGGGGGTATAAGTGCATCACTACTCAAAGCTTTCTTTGCAGTTTCACGTTCCTCTTTTGAATACACTCCACAAGTTTCAACATCGAAACCTATAACAGGTAAACCTTCCAGCTTCTTCAACAACTTCTGGTACTTCCAGATAGTACTTCCTACCTCATAAGCTACTTCTATTATATTGTTCATTCGTGTCTTCCAGTAAGCCTTCTAAAGCGTTATCAAAAAACTTTCCACTAATGTTCTCATTCAAGTATTCAGGATTGAATATAGCGTCTGCTTCAAATAAGCATCCTGCCTCTAGGTAGGTTGCTGTTCTCTTGCTTGAGCACTGGTGGATAATTTCCTTACGTGAGATTTCAGGGCAGTCTTTTATTTTATGACTACCTTCATAGTCTATGAAGGGTAAATCTACCTGTTCCTTACGTACATAGTTCTTTCTGGTAGCTAGTTGCTTTTTAGTGGGTTTAAGCCTACGTACAGCTCTTACACGCTTCATTCCTATGTATCTCTTACCGTTTGTATACTCTATCAAGTAAACGATGTCAGTACATTCAGGTAAGAGATCTTCATGGGAATGGATTTCCTTATAGTTATACAGCCACATAAAACTCTACCTTTTCATTAATTAGCGTTGCTATAGTATTCTTCCCACTCTTCGTAAGACCTGAACAGGCTGTTATACAATTTACCTTCTAGTCTAAGTTTGTAACCATTCCAAGGTAGGGCTACCTCTTGAGGTAGTGTGTAAGCTTTAACTTTAAACATTCTAGCTCCTACCCTTTCTGCTACTTTCAGTGTTCCAGGAAAGCAATCTAGGCTATTCTCACTTAGTATTTTAAACCCGTGCTCTAATATTTCTATAACTTCTTTTTTAGGTTTTTTCCCTAAGCTATATAGGTTTATCAGTCTACCGCTGTGAATAAAGTTATGGCAGTAGTGGCATAAAGGTACGATTTTTACTACTTCACAAATTCCTGTTGTGTAATCTATGTTCCAGTATTCATGACCTTCTAACCATTGGTGCTTCTTGGCCTCTTGTTTGGGTACTCCACAGGCAGCACAACAGTAATCATAATCTTCTTGTGCTCCATACCTAGTTTTATCCCACCACTCTTTACCTAGCAACGTACGGGGATTTAGTCCATGTAAGGGTTTAGGTATGTTAGGGTGCGTTAAAATTTCAGGTATTTTTAATGCTACAGGTTTCTGGGTTGCAAACATTAGCCTAATCTCCTAAGAGCGGGTTGTAGCAATGTACGTTCAAGTCTATCTTTATCCATAGGTTGCATCCAAAAGTCGTTAATGTCGTAAGCTAGTGTTTCTAAGTACTCTTTATCAGCACCTAGATCAATAGCATAAGCCAATGCTCTATATAATTTGATAGAACGCTCTCCTTGTTCTGCAGTAAAGGCAAAGCTAAAGGTTTCTCTAGGGTCATCTAACCGTTGCTGACGAGCTTTTACAGGCAATGCTGATACTGGCTTAGGTTTCTCTTTAATGATCTCTAAGGCTCTGTCTAGGAGCTTTTTACTAGGTAAAGTTTCACCTTCTAGCTGTGTAAGTACATCTCTACCTACAAAGGCTAGGAATATCTGACTTTTAGGTAAGGTATCTACTACTAACCCTAACTCTTCACCTACTACTGTAATTAGAGCTTTCCAAGTAACTTCGTCTACATCAACTACGGAATCTAGTTCTAGTAGCACTCTAAACTTAAAGGAGTTTTCTGGATCGCTTGTTAAAGCAACATGGTGGTTATACTGGTTTAGTAGTATGTGAGCTTCTTCATTAGTTAAGAAAGACTTATCTACATCTAATACTAGGAACTTAGCTCCTCCCACTAGATTATCTTTATGTCTAATACCATCCTTAAAGATGAATGGAGTATATGCAGCATTCTCTTGAAGTAATAAGCTTAATTCATCAAACCTAGTTTCATAAAACTCATAACCTTTAGCACAGTGAGCAGAAGCAAATTCTTTGAACTTACTATCTCTCTTATCAGTATCGAACATAATATAAGATACCCCTACAACATCAGTCTTGATGATCTCTTTATATTGAATACCATTATCTACTGCTGTGTAACTTCCAGTTTCATCGCAACTATTAGCCATAATAGCCAAATCTTCGAGTTTAGCTTTAGCCGACCCTGTGCCTCCAATATAAGACATCTTACGTAGTTCATGCAAAGATATAGCGAAAGCACCTTCTTCAGCATTAAACTTACACATATCTACTAGCTGTTCATAAGGTTCTTTAACTAACTCTTTTTCAAACTCTTGTAAGTCAGGAGTAAGTAACTCAACAGTATTAATAGCTGTAGCATAGTGGTCTTCCTCCACTGTCTCTGAGCTGTCTAAAATAGCATAAGCACCTGCAAGCTTTAATGAAAGCCATTGCTTGTGTCTTTGGCTTAGTTTAGAGATAGGATATTTATTAGATATATCCTCTGAACGTAATACATTATGCTCAAGGTATACATCAAATAACTTATTAGTAGCATCTGATACTATTAAAGGTTCTGTAGAAGTTTCTTCTAATAGGTTGTTAGTATGTTCCCCTACAATTGCTTGAGCTTTTAGTACTCTAGCTCTCTCTTTTTCTCTGTACTCATATAACTCATCAATAGAATTAATAGTTAACTTTTTAGGAGCCTCAGGAGTAAATGAGAATATACTTCTCCTAGCTAACTGAGTATTAAAGGCTAGTTTAAATTTACTTTTAATTTCATTATTGAATAATAAAGCTTCCTGAGAACCGAAGAACAAAGCATTTACAGGAAATCCTTTAATTGCTGCTGTTTGATTCTCATTAGACTTGATAATTTTTGGAGGTACATTACCTAAATCGTATGCAACAGATATTACCTTAATAATTTCCCCCATAGATCCATTAGTATGCAATTCACTACCGATTTCACTAGAGAGAATTGAACCTGCTCCTATAGGCATAGTGGCTATATCTGCGAAATGGTGCATTAACCCTTCAGCAGTACCTAGACCAGCTTGTAAAGGTTTAGGAGTACTATAGTATTGTTGCCATCCTGAGGGTTCTCCAGTTTCTGCTGTAGCCTGAGCTTTAGCTTTAGTTTCTGCAGACTTTTTCCGCATAGCCTCTAAGGTGTCATAACCTCCTTGTAGAGCTTTTCTAATAGCGTTTAAAGACTTATCTTTACTCGTACCAGAAGCACTTAAGGCAAAAACAATACTATTAACAGGTACTAAAGTACCGTCATAAAGTTCTATAGGTTTTCTTATATGAGATACGAAAGTAATTAACTCAGATAAGGTAATAGCTAACTTCAGTTTAAAAGGAATTTCTCCTGCAACTGTATCCATACCTTGTTGAACAATATCTGGATACCTAGGTTGCTTAGATGTTCTCTCGAACACGTAGTTTTCTAGTAACTCTTTAGTTTTCATTTTATACCTACTTTCTCTTGCATACTTTCAAAGAACTCAATTTCATCGAACTCGTCTCCTAGACTCATAGCAGTATCTAAACGCTGCGCTTGTCCGTAAGAAGTAAATAACTCATCTTCATATAGTCCTTCTAATAGTGCGAAATAGAATTTCCTTAATAGTCTTTCATTAACTATTGCAGACATCGTATTTACACTTTTAGGTTCTTTGTGATGGAATAATGGAATAGAGGAAAAGAATCCTAATGTATTTTCTGCAGGTGCTCCTATAGGCAGTACAAGAGTAATCTTAATAAAGATATGTTGACGTTCTAGTTCTTCTACTGCAGCTAATAACTTAGCAGTATTCTTTCTAATATCAGCATCAGTTACCATGTAGCTATAACTAACACTAATGAATAACTCATGAAAGAAATCTACATACTGCCTTGAAGGAGTAATTACACAGTCAGGTTCTCCTGCGGCATACTTACCTACGTCAATACCTACTTGAGTACCTTCTGTTGCATATCTGAAGTTTTCGTATACTTCTTCTGTAATCAATCCTCGCTTATGTAGGTTTGATCTTACTAGGTTGCGGATACTTTCTTGTTCTTCCTTAGGGAAGTTAGACTCTTTTCTCTGTAATGAAGTAAGTGCTCTTGCATAAGTAACTCCACACTTACTATCATCCTTTTGAGTTAACTGTCCTACAGTGTTTATAAAGTGGGGTAAGTTACGAAACTCTAGGTTGTCATATTTATCTAGATGTCTCCAAGGAAATAGACTGTGTAGAGGTTTCTTTAAGTTAAAGCTTTCTAGTAATTTTTTCATATTAATCTCCTGTTTGAGGTTTTATGGAATCCCATAAAGCGTCTATAGTTTTCATATCTTGTTGAAGGACTTTTACTTTAGGCTGGTTTGCCCAATAAATAGTTTGAAGAACATCGTCTCCTTCAAGTAACGTATCTTCTACGTAGTTTTCTGTTAACCCTAAAGTCTTACGAGTTTCCCATCTAAGGGTATCTCTCATAGATATATGTATATGACTATTCTGACTTTTTATAGCCTCTCTCATATTCTCTATTTCTTTGTAAGTACCTTCACTTACTAAAGAAGCTTCTAATAAGGAATCTCTATCTAAAGCTATTTTATCAAATCTATCTAGTGTAGCGGCATCTAAAACAGCCCTACCTGTGTATTGGCTATGCCCATTAAAGGGGTTAGATGTAGCTATTAAACGGAAGTCTTTATGTACGTCTATCACTGTATCAGGGAAGCTTATAAACCCATTCTCTAAGGTGTTTAAAGAAAGTATTACGTTAGGATCTGCAGCATCTAACTCGTCTAACAAAAATACACCACCAAACTCTACAGCTTTTCTGAACAGCGAAGGTACATACACTCCGTTCACGTTCATAAATCCTAGTATATGAGATAACGTTGTTTGTCTTGTCATGGACAGTACATAGAACTCTAAAGCTAAGTCTTCTGCTACTTGTCTAACTAGTGTAGTTTTTCCTGTACCCCTCTCTCCATGAAGTAACACAGGCATTCCTGCGCTTGTAAGAATTTTTAGTTCTTCAAACTTTTTATGTTTCATTGCCTGAATCTCCGTATCTTGCATGTATGAGTACAGTCGTGCTTTGATTTATAGAGCGTCTATAGAATACGTACACCTTTAGCTCTGCCTTACTCCTAAAGTACGTAGGTGCCCCTAGCTCGGAGAATATTTTTGCTATTCCTATATCAGGTTTATAAAACTCTAGGGTGTTTAAAGCTCCTCCAAATCCGTTACATACGTAGGAGATTACTAGATCTTTTCTAGTGTCTAGTTCTTTTTCCCAATCCGATGCAAGTATGAAATCATTCAATATATAAAGATTTTCTACTGTGCTGGGAGATGTATTAAACTGAGAGTTATGTTCAAGAAATTCTTCGTAAGCACCTAGCCAAGGTTTCTCTGGCTGTCTTGTTAACTGTTCTCTGACATACCTTAGTCCTTCACCGTTTACAGCCTTTAATATACCTACAAGAAGATACTCAGGTATTCCTTTTCCTGATGCCCATAGTTTCTCTTTAATAGTCTCTATAGAAGCGTTCTCTGAACAGAAAGGTAGAAACTTAGCTTTCATGTTTTTCTCCAAAAAAGAAGCCCCCTAAAGCTTCTAGGAGGCTTTTAAAGCTAAAGGATGCCTAAACCTGAGTCTGCACAAAGGTTAGTTAAGATAGGACTTGTAACGATAAGCTCTAATGCACGTTTTTCAATATTCAAACCAGGAATATGCTTACCTGCTTCAATAGCTTCGATTTTAATACTGCGTACTTCGTTCGCTACTAACTCAACTTTTGAGTCATCCTCTAGTACACAAAAGTCTACTAGCCCGTTAGAGGTAGTAACTTCAGGCATAGGGATAGCTGTTTCTGCATTCCCGTAATCGGATCTTAAACTTTCTACGATACGGTGAATGTCTGTTAGCTTTGCAGCATCCGTCTTTTCACTTTTTAGTACTTCTGTAATTGTCATAATAAACTCCTTAGGTTGGTCACTTTTAGAGGCAAGTGAACTAAAGCCTTTTTTCTGCTAAAGCGTGAGCGTTTTTCAATACCTTTCCAGCCCTCGAACAGGCCACATAAAAGCACCTGTAAGCCCCTAGTTGCTCTTCAGTAGTAATTCCTCCTTCAGCCCTTACCTTCACAATAGAAGCATCAAACTCATCAGCAAGTTCTACTGTCTCGAATTCTAAACCTTTAGCGGTATACACCGTAGCTATGGTGTACTCTTCTGTCTGTTTATACCCTTTAACTTCTTCATAGATCTTGAATAAGTTTTGTCCTGACTGTCTTAAGTAAGTTAACAGTCTTACAGCGCTGTGAACTTCCTGGTCATGTAACTCTGTCATTAAGTAGCCAAAGAATTTCGAACTAGGGTCTTTTTCTTTGAATCCTACCCAATCCTCATATACATCTTCTAGGAACTTATATTGTGTTTGGTAGACTTTTTTGCCTCCACTAGCTGAAAGTACAGCCAAAGAACAAGCAAAGATGTCTGCAGGTTTTCTTAGCAGTTTGAAAGGTTCTCTTCTACCTATCCTTTGGGCTACTTTACGGACAATCTCAGCATTTGTTAGAGTGCAATATAGCTCTAAACCATTAGTTACTGGATCTTCTGTACCTACAAACCTGAAAGTTTTATCCATCTCGCTTCGCATGATATTCTGAATAGCTTTAGCTATAGGAATACTGCATCTAAAGGAGTTTGTTAAAGGAAACACTGGTACATCTTTTAGTACTTCAAATCCGTTAACTAGGTTCATAAAGCCGTAAATTGCTTGATGAGGTTCTCCTAGTCCTACCTTTTTTGGAGCGTCTATAAGTTTGAATATTTCTAAGGATACTGCAGTAGTATCATTAATTTCATCTAAGATAACTAAGTCGTATTTACACGTAATTGTTTTCTCTACAAGTAGTAGATGGAAGTACTTCAGCATGAAGCCAAAGCTCCAAGGCAGTTTCTTATCTAGCATCTGCTCTATTAAATTTATAGCTACGGCAGTGTACTGCTTTTTACTTGTCGCATCTTTAAAGTACTCTTCAAAGAAATCCCACATATCCTCTGAAGCGGATACGAAGAAATCTTCAATAGCGTTCTTAATGTCATGCTTCGCTTTATATGACAGATTTTTTGGAAAGTCTCTGTAGCTTAAAGCTCTTATATCTTTTGTAGGCTGAGTATACTTGTAAGCAAGGGCATGTAATGTTTTACACTGAACCCTGTCTGAAGCAAAAGCTTTAGCACCATCTACTATGATGGCTTTATTGAAAGCTGTGTATAGCGTAGTCTTAGGGTTTAAAGTTTTAACTAGTTGTCTAGCTAAGAACGTCTTTCCACATCCTGCTCCTGCAGATACTAGAACTATACCGTCTACATTGATTATATGCTCCCTAATAGCGAACTGTTCAGGGGTTAACTGGATCATTTAAACTCCGAAAAAAATGCCCCTTACAAAGTAAGAGGCTAATGGTTGCCTAGGAGGAGGCTATGGAAAACTGGAGTAGACGTATTCTACACTAATAAGGGAATGTCATCCCCATAAAGATATACGTAGTGATTTAGTATTTTTGCTGAGTACTGGTATCCAGGATTTTTAACATTTCCACTCCCTAAGTAGCTGATAGCTGCTTTAGGGATGCCTACAGCATGAGCAATACCTTCATAGTTCTTATGCTCTTTCCTTAGCTGGATAATTACGGTTATCCAATCTACATCCGTTGGAAATCTCAAGGTTCTTTAATAGTACTAGGTGCAAGCAATGCTTGAATTGCAGAGGTTAGTCTTACGACTACAGGGTTATCTCTGTTCTCTACTCCCCAGCTTACATGCTGCTCATAAGATCTTGGAGCAACTCCTTTGATACCATCAAGAATTGCATGAACATTCTCTAAGGAAGTTTTCACTTCGTTTAAGGTTCCTGTATTGTAGCTTTTCATAGTCTCAGCATTTGCTAAGTCTTTCTTTAGAGCTTCAATAGTTTTATCTTTATCCTCTAAGGCTTCTCTGCTTGCTGTATTAGCTAACCGGATTACTCCGTCATGTGTAAGCTTCAGGTCTTTAATTTCTTGTAACATTTGTGCTTTTGTAGCCATTTTACTTCTCCTAATTATTACTTCGTTGATAGTTATTCATTCCATCACCCCGCACTTCTGCTGTGATAGTAATCACTCATCTCACGGGCTCCACTATGTACTTATCCGGCAGGAATCCGCATCCGAATTCATCTGTAAAAAGCACCTGCACACATTCACCCTCCGTATTTATCTTGACGACTGGTAGATTCACGTAGTCAACCAATGTAA